CTTCGCATAGGGCAAGCATCGCCGCGCCAGCTGCCGCAGGTGGCCCGGCAGTCGCTTCCCCGCCCACCTTAGGCGGTAGGAACCAGCAGAAGTCCTCCATCGCCCACGGCTCGCCCCTCTTGTCCGGATCCCGGTGAGCGTTGGCGTACCAGGCGGCGAGGTTGGCAATCGGCAGCTCGGCTGCGTGCTGCCGTTCCCTCAGGAATCGGGCGCCTGTTTCGATCGCTTCCCAGACGATCGTTTCGGGGCAGTAGGCAAATCGCTCACAGGAGAAGAATTGATGGTTGGGCCAGAGGTCGTTGACTCGCCAGAAGATTGCACCCCAGTCGGTTGGGGCAGGTCGGGCTTTCCCAGGTTTTCGGCCATCGCCTTCAGCATCTCGGCTGGATCAACCGGCGCGGCGCCTCCCCGCTGCTCACGCAACATGAAGGCGTAGACAGCGTCACGCAACCCCTCGGTAAGGCCATCGGTGTCATCATCGGTCCACTTGGCGCAGTCAGGATCCACCTTGCCCAGGCGGTAAACGATCCCAGCGGTGACCAATCGGGTTACCTGAGCTTGATTCTGAGCGGACAAGAGGTTATCGATGTCCCTGATCAAACGGTGCTCCCGCAGACGGATAACGTCTTCCAGGGGCTCCAGTACCACGGGAATGCCGATATGACGCGCCATCAAGCGTGCGGCCACTAGGTTGGCGGTTGCCTCTGGTAGGTCGTCGATCTCGCGGATAACCTGGGCCAGTCGGTGGGTCTGTTCTGTGACCGTGGACTGATAGCCGATCTGATCGAGCATGATCCGCTCTCCAGTCAGCAGGGCATTGAAAACGGGGAACTGCAGGATGCCGGTGCTTGCATCTCCCACGTACTCGACCTTGACTTCTGGGGCGGTGACAAAGGGTAGGGGCACGGTGCTGTTGTGTTTTCTCAGCTTGCCGTAGTGGCTTAGGGAAGCGCAATGGCTTATGATGGGGGAGCTGGGGCTTTGCGCTGGCGTGGGCGAGCGTCTGACGCTACGACCGCTGCCCTTCCCCAGCACCCATTCATCACCATCACCATCACCACCACCACCGCTGACACCGAGGACTTATTTGATGATTTTGTCTGATTTTGTTCCCACAGGCTTTAGCTATAAAGGATTGAACAATTCTTTCTTTTTCGCTGAGGTAACTGTCACTATCACAACGGGTGCGCTGTGGTGGAAGAAAACTGAAGCGTCAAGACGTAAAATCGCCCGTGATCGCTTTGGGGTGTTTTGGTTTTTTGTCGATGACGGCGAACTGACCCCCGGATTCCAGGCCGAAGAGCTAGAGCGCTCTTTCAACGCCACTAATCATTACCCCTCTTCCCACCACCACCGACCATGACCGACTTTCGTGCCTTGTGTGCTGAGCTTGTTAATGAGCTAGCGGCCTGGCAACAGGCTGACGATCTTTACAGTGATGGCGGAACTATCCGTGGCGACGCTGACTACGATCTAGTGACTCGCGCCAGCGCCGCTCTGGACGAGCCGGAGGAGGGGCCGAGCGATCAAGAGCTATACGACCTTTGGGACAAAGAAGCGGAATACTTTGCTTTGTATGGCGAAGCATGGCGGTTTGCCCACGCCGTTCTCGCTCGCTGGGGCCGGCTTGCAGTGCCACGGGCAAGCGATGGGCCGACAGACGATGATTTAAGGGCGCAAATAATGCTATGGCTGGGTTGCACGGATCTCCCTTCCGATGATCAGGAATTGCCAGACCCCCTGTACGTCCCTGAGTTACTGGACTTACTCAGCGCTACCCTCGCCCGCTGGGGCCGCCCCGCCCCCGCGCCAAAGCCCATCCCGGTGAGCGATCGGCTGCCGGAGGACGGGGATTGCCTGGTCACCAGCCTTGAACTGCGCTACTGCTGGTGGGCAAACGAGGTCTACCACGGTGTTTCGTGTACTGGCTGCCGGCGTCAACATAGCTCCTGCCGACGACGGTAGACAGCGACGCTGACGTAGACAACACCATGGAGAAATGCTGATGCACGCGATCCTGTTGATCACGCCGTATGCAGTTGCAGGGCTGTTTGCTTGGCTTGTGATCGGCTGCGTAGTCTGGGCCGCACTTGATCACAAAGATCAGAGGCTGCTTCGCTGGGCAAGCTCCTGCCCGGTACCACTCGGGTACGAATTGACATTAATGTTGTGGCCGCTGTTGATCGCCTATGCAATTTGCCGACGACGCTAGACAGCGACCAGCCCACCTAGCCCCGCGCTACCGCCACCTGGATGCGTTGCTGCAGCTTCTGCCCCAGTGGATACACGGGGATCCCTGGGGCCTGCACCGCGCCACTCACCGCATCTGTCCAGGGCCTAGCCGGCAGAATGGTGCCGTTGCGCAGGCGGGCGCCTGCATGCACGGCAGTGGCATAGCCGGCGCTCCAGCGAGCTTCCAGCGTGTAGGGACCAATGAAGCTGTAGGTGCCGCTTTGTCGCAGAGAGCCGGTGTCCACGATGTTGCGCGGGCTGCCGACCACTCCGACCCGACGCCGTGTTTCCCGTGGCCAGTTCCATGCCGCAGGGTTGAAGCTGGCCTGATACCGGCCGAATAGCTCTATCAGGGTCTTGCGGGCGATCTCCTGCAGCATCCGGTCCGTTGCCCCAGAGCTGGATGCTGTGACCGTGGTTTCAACGCGGATGGACATAGCTCACACTGCAGTAGAAAGTGCCGCCCTGAACTTGTCCCCCAGGGCTTCCCGTAGTTCAATCCCGATCCCGCCGACGCCAAAGGGCTGGCTCAGCTCCAGCATCCTCAACTGCCCCTGCTCGGTACCATCGGCCAGGGTGGGCAGTGTTGACAGGTTGGTTAGCACCGCCTTACCTTCGGCGCCTGGCAGCATCCCAGCCGGCCGGTGGCCCGTCTCATTCCAGCTCAGCGACGACCCGGCAACCAGCCAGCTGGCGGAGCCCAGCAGCGCCCAACGGGTGAGGTAGCCCTCCAATATCAACGCTCCTGCCATCACCCCCGGCAGATCCTGCTCACTGCGGCCTTGGCTCTTGGCAAAGGCCTCGACCACCACCGCAGGGCCAGCAGCAGGCACCCCAGCGCGGAAGTTGGTGATCGCGCCAGGTGGCGTCCAGACCATCCTCAGGTTGGCGTATTCAGCGAAGTCAGTGGCCATCAGCTACGCACCAGTTGCGCCATTCCGCCGCCGACTACCGGTTTGATCCCCAGGGACTGGACGATCCGGCCTTTTAAGTCGGCCAAACGAGCGGCGAGCACGGCGCCTGCCGTCCCACCAGAACCGCCGCTTTCGTACTTCACGCGCAACAGGCTGGTATCCCACTCCAGTACGTCGGCCTTGCTCTTCAGGTCCTCGCGGGTCAGGGTGGTGCCGGGGACGGGGCCTTCGTAGCTCCCCGCATTGCCCAGATGCGCCGTGTTGCCCTCCACCCGTTCGGCGTAATCCGCCTCCAGGTTCTCGATTTCGTCGATCCATCGTTGCACCTGGGTGACGGCGGCAGCGGAAGTGATCGCCACCCGGTTGAGGATTGACGTCAGCTCGGTCAGGTTGGTCGTCGACAGTGGCCAGCCGGCATACCCTCGAATCAGCTCACGGTCATCCCGTGGCGTCACCCGCCAAAGGGCGTTCAGGGTTGGGATGGTCATGGTGCGGTGCGATCTGCTGCAGGTTTCCGGGAAAGCTGCGGTAGTAATCGGAGATTCCCGTGTACGGCAAATCGGCAAGCAAGGGCGCAGGTAAAGGCGCAATGGCGATGGGCAAGGGCAAGAAGGGTGGCAGCTCAATGTCCATGGCGATGCCGAAGAAAGCCAAGCCCGCCAAGTCTGCCAAGTCTGCCCGTCCAAGGGCCAAGTAATCAGCCTGGGGCGTGCCACTGCCTGATTCTTGCCGACCTGTCAGCACAGAAGAACGGCTGATCGTGGTACCAGGCCCAGACATCGCAATGGTTCTTGGCCACGTTGCAGCCGGCACAGGCCGGGACTAGGTTGGCGCGGTGGGTGGTCCCCCCCTTGGCCTTGGGGATCACATGATCGAGCGTGACCTTCTCGGGCTGACAGCCGCAGTAGGCGCAGGCTCCATTCCAGGCATCAATGATCTCGCGACGGAAGGTGCTCTTTGTGAGCCGCTTGGTCACCAGCACCGTTCCCTCAATGTGGGACGCCACCTAGGCGAGCTTCTGCAGCCAGACGCGGGCGCCGACGCTGATGGATCGCTGCAACATGGTGACGACCTTGTGGCCGCTGCGTGGCGACATGGCCACGGCAACTTCACGCAGCACCTGCCGCGTAGCCTCTTCATCCCTGGCCCCTACGGTGGCATGAAGGGTCAAGAAGGCCCGCAGTTCGGGGGGCATCATCGGTGCGTGGCGTTTCCTCAGCTTGCCAGGGTGGCTTAGGGAATGACAATGGCTTAGGATGGGGGAGCTGGGGGCCTCATGGGAGTGGGGCTGACGCCCCGGCACCCATTCACCACTACCGAGGATTTGGCCATGGCCAACACCGAATTCTTAAGCCTTACCGACTCGGAGACAGGAACGCCAATCTACCTGGATCCTTTGAAAATTGCATCTATACAGCAGATAGCTGCGTGTGATCAATTCGCAAGACGTACGCGGATTGGTTTAATTGAAACATCGCAGACGTATCTAGTTTCGGAAGACGCTACCCAGGTAGCACTCGCCACTGGGCGCGGCTTTTTTGGTCCTAAAGACACACAAAAGACGGATTAAACCATGCAACCACGAGCACAGCACCTTGAATGGTGCAAGAAACGAGCACTGTTCTACGTGGATCAGGGGTATCTGCAGCAGGCACTGAGTTCGATGATCAGTGGCCTCAGGAAGCACCCTCAGACCGCAGACCATCCAGGTATTGCGCTTGCCGTGGGCAGGATGGCTTTTGGCGACCTGACGACAAAAGAACAGGTGCGCGAGTTCATCGAAGGCTTCAACTAATCACCACGCGACCACCCCACCCATTCGCCATTACCACCGATGGAAACCCGTGCTCAAAAGCTTTTTCGAGAAATCAAAGAAGAACGCGCAAGGTTTGAAGCAATGATGAATACTAGACGGTCGTCACATCTCTTTGAAGTGTGCGCTTGGCCGTCTTACCAGGGAACCCCCTGGAAAACAAACTCTTATTTACTTGCAATAATTTACAAGATTATACGGGTTATTCGATGCGATGGTTTAGTTGAGATATTTTACTTTGATAGCATTGGGGGAGTATATAATACAAGCCGAGAGCGTAACTGGCGACAGCGTGCTCACGATTGACACCATTCCCGCCACCCCACCCATTCGCCACTACCACCGATGACCGACCCCACCCCAACGCCCCATTCAGCCGACCCAGTTGCGTGGTGCCGGTCTGACGACTTCAGGGATTCACTCCTGAACCGGATGTCTCTCGTTGCTTGGCGGGAGCCCCATCCCGACTGCGACATGGCGTTGTACGCGCAGCCCCAGGCCAGCCATCCCGCAGCCGGAGACCAGGCAGAAGGGCCGAGCGTTGACGATGTTGACGAGCTGTGCCAAGAGTTTGGGTTTCATCTTGACAGCGACGAAGCCACGAGCCTTTCAATCCTGCGCGACATGATCGCCGCTGCCATCACCCGCTGGCCGCTGCCTGCTCTCCAGCATCCAGCCCAGCCGGTGAACCTGGCCGAGCTGCGTGACCCCGATTTCTCTGGCGGCCTGACGCCAAGCCAGCACCTTGACGTGGTGCATGGTGGGGCGGATCCGAGAGTGGCTGCCGCATCCGCACCTCAACCGCTGGAGAGGCTGTCCATGGGCAAACTTGTCTCCGAGCGGATTCAGGAGCTTTTAGATGAAGTCGCCCAGCGAGGTCTTGAGCCTAGCAGCGTTATCCTTGGTATCAGAGCAGAAGAGCTTCTACGCAAGGAAGTGCGCAAGTCGCTCCTTTTTGAGCGTAACGCAAATCAGGACAACCCATTACCTCTGCCCAATGTTCAAGACCAACTGCAAGGCCAACTGTTTGTTTACGGCGTTCAAATAAACAAAAGCGATGTAGAGGCAGCTGAATACGTTGGCATTGAATGCCAGTAACCAACACCCTCGCCAACCCATCCCCCATGCTTGACGCCAACACCCCCGCCTTCTGGCAGCAGTACTCCAACGGCGCCACCGTCTACGACCGCACAGGGCGCTAGTTGCGTGGCGTAGTGGGCTGCGACCCGGAGACGGGGGAGGTGATCAGCGTAGTAGGGATGGACGACTACCCCGATTCAGACGATGAGGGGGTGCTTCCGGTCGTGGTGGGGGAGGTACGGAAACGTCGGCGGTTTCATCCTGCCCCGCTGACGATTGAGCCTTGCCAGTGGCTCCATATCGGGATTGACAAGCCCTAACACCTAGCCACTCCTCCTAGCCGCCAATTCCCCCACCGCCTCACTGAACGTCCGACCACCTACCGGAGCATCCAACGGCGCCGATGGCTGCAGGCTGCGCGTGCGATCGGGGAACAGGTAGCGCTCGCTGGCAGTGGGTGCGGTCAAGGCACGCTGCAGCAGCCCCCTGGCTCGTTCCTCGCCGATCCCCTCCGCCGCGGCCAGGGCCCTGACCCCTGCCGCCTGCTCCTCCCGCCAGAAGTCGTTGTCGAGCAGGGTGTCACGAATCGCCGGGTCCGACTCCAGCACCTCATCAGCCGGCAGCGGGACCGGCATACAGCGGCATTGCGGGTGGGCGGGGATGACCACTTGATCAGCCGGGTAGATTCGCCCATGGCGACTGAGGCACCATCTGCAGGTGCGTTCGTCAGTGGCGGCCACCCAGCGGATGAAGCTGAAGCCCTCGGCCAGGTTGTGATCGATGGCCCCCTTGACATAGGCATTGGCCAGCTCTGACCGGGCGATCACTTCGGCGCGCTGCCGTAGCCCCGTCCGTGAGGCCTTGCCCGAGGGGTCGGTTGTGCCCTCTAGCGCCCCAATGATCTGCCGTTCAAGCCGCTTGGGGCCCCAGCCACGGGCGACGCCTTCGCCGACGATCTGGGCGATCTGATCCCGGAACCGTGCGGATTCGCCCTGCATGAAGGCGGTAGCGGTCTGAGCGGCGGCGCGGATCGCCAGCGGATTGGCCCCGGCGAAGGTGGCGCTGGCACCGGTAACGATCCCCTGCAATGCGGCGGCAGCTTCACCGCCAACGGCCAGGGCCTCGACCAGGTCGGTGGTGAACTGGCGCTGCCAAGCTGCGATTTCCTCTGGCGGCAGGAACTGCTGAGCGTCCTTGAGGATGGCCTGGTACTTGGCGGCTGCTTCGGCGGAGCTGTAGGCGCCGGGGGCCCTGATGGGGTTGCCCTCGGGGTCAAGATCGGAGGGGCCCACGGCAGCGAGGTAGGCCGCATAGTGCCGCTTCAGGTCACCCAGGACGCGATCCAGGGCGTTGCGCAGCATGGCGGTGGTGTTGGCCAGGGTGCGGGCTTCCAGCTGGTCAAGGATGGCGGCGTAGTCGTCAACGACTCCGACGATGCGGGTGGTCATCGGTTAGCGGCCGTAAGAGGCCTCGGATCCGCCAAAGACGTTGCGCTGATAGACGGTTCTTTGACGGGGGACGCGAAGCCCTGAGGTTGCTCTTGTTGCTCTACTCATCTGCGCCAGCCTTGCTTCAGCTTTTGTCCTTTTGGGTTTGTAGTTCAGCTCAATAGCAGAGACAACCTTGCCCATGCTCTTGTCAAGTTTGCGCTGCTGTCTGTTTAGCCTTTTGGTTGCTTGTCCTCTAAAGGCTTTTCCCCCTATCGGATTAGCACGCTTGCGATCTATTTCACGTTGCGCTGATGCTAATTGCCTGCTTCTTCTTTGCGCCCTGTCAATACCGGCTGAGGCTGCCTTGATTGTGGCTCGGTCTTTGTTCATGATGCTGCTGGTCACCGCCCCTGGCTTCATGCCCTTTGGCTTGGCCACCGTGCTAGCCCTGGGCGCCGCTGCCATCTTGGTTGTCTGCGTAGCCCGCTTGCCGCCGCTTGCGGTTCGGAGCCGCCCCCCGCGTGCCGTCGCTCCGGTGCCGGCGCTGGCAAACCGTCCGGCATTATCTCTGGAGTATTTCCGTGCCACAAAAAAGCCCAGCCAGAGGGTACTGACTGAGCTTTCCGCTGTATTGCGCCACTACGGCTTTTTGATCGTGCCGGCCAACCTGGGGCCGTTGATCACCTTGTGGACGCCATCAGGCCGAATCCGGCGACCGATAGCGGTGACGACCGGAGCAGTCATTCACTCACCACGCCGTCGGACTCAAACTCGCCTTCGGCTTCAATCTCGTCCGCCAAGGATGCCAGGGTAGTTTCGGTCTTGACCACTTCCAGCACGCCAATGACCTCAAACAGGCTGCATTCGGTTTCTTCGATCAATTCGGTGATGCTTTCGTGCAAGGCTTCGGCAGGGGTGATTTCAGCAGACATGGGGCAGGTTTTCGGGTGGTCACGGCTTAGCTTACCTGCTCCTGCTCCCGGAGTCTACGCTTCCTGGATCGAGCAACCCGGTCCGCCCGATCAGCACGCCCCGCGTCGGTGTGCAGTCGCCAGCACTCCCAGCAGTGATCACCGTGGGTGCCGGTGTGCTGGCGGGGGCAGCAGTCGCAGGGCCGTAGCTTGACCGGTGGCAGCAGGCCGGCCTGGCGTGCGCGGAAGCGGCGCTGGCGGTCGGCTCCGGTGGGGTCAGGCATTGGAGCGCTTGAGCTGGGATGCCATCTTTTCCGCCATGAGACAGGTGTTTAGTTCACGCCAGGCAAGAGGGAAGCCCTCGTCGGTTTCCATTTTCCATGCCTCTTGATAGGCCGCTTGATAACGCTCTTCGGCGCAACGGGCGACGTTTTCCCAGTCGGATGCTTGCATGGTGGGGTCAGGCAT